CTAGAAGGGGAAGAAAAGCAACAGCTGAACATTGCGCAAAAATAAGCGCCGGACAAAAGGGTAAGGTTTTGTCCGCAGAGACAAAGGAAAAAATCAGAGCAAAGGCGATAGGTAGAAAAGTTTCAGACGCATCGCGCGAAAAGCAGTCAAGAGAGAGGAAGGGAATTAAGCGTGGACCAATGGCAAATGAAACGAAGATGAAATTGTCCAATTTAAGGCGAGAGTATTGGAAAAAGATGAGAGAAGAAAACCCATCTGCTTTAAATGAGATTATCGCAAAGTCAGCAGCCGGGATAAAAAAAGCATGGGACAGAAGGAAGGGGGTTGAGTAGGTGCTTTCCGTGCGAATAATTCCGATAATGCTAGTTAGCGGAACAACGCTCGTAAAAGGGCGGGGGTTCGATGCGTGGAGGTCTGTTGGGTTTGCGGCGCAAGCGGCGCGTATTCATGCGTCGAGACAAGTTGATGAGCTTTGCATTTTGGATATTGCGGCTACGAAAGAAGGGCGGTCCCCAAATTTAAGTCTGATTGAAGGTCTTTCGGAAAAGTGCTTTTCTCCAATATCGGTCGGAGGTGGCGTCCGGTCTGTTCAGGACGTGCGCCGACTGCTGAACGCCGGAGCCGACCGGGTGATCATCGGCACCGCAGCACATGAAAATCCGCGCCTGATCCATGACATCGCCTGCACGGTTGGCAGTCAGGCTGTTACCGTGTCGATCGATGTCAAAGCCGGTACGGTCTGGACGCGCAGCGGAACCGTGAATACCGGGATGGACCCGCTGACCTATGCCGCGCTGGCGGAAAAGAACGGCGCAGGGGAAATCCTCCTGACCAGCATCGAACGGGACGGAACCATGGAAGGCTATGACCTGGCCCTGATTGCCAAGATCGCCTATTCGGTGAATATCCCGGTGATTGCTGCGGGGGGGTGCGGAACCTATCAGCACATGCTCGAAGCCATCGAAGCCGGCGCGGATGCGGTAGCGGCGGGTGCCATGTTTCAGTTTACCGACCAAACCCCAAAGGGCGCGGCGGAATATCTTGCAGCGCACAATATAGAGGTAAGACTATGAGCCCAACTAATGGCGAAGTGTGGTATGTGGTCAGCAAATTATTCGACGGCGGTAGGGGTGTCGTTCCGTGCATTATCCTTGATCTGACAGACAGACTAGTTTCAGTCGAAAGAGTTGATGAGCTGAAGTGGCGTGGGGATTGTCATTTTCGGGAAATGGATCCGCCATTCATATATCGGATGAAGATTCCGATGGATAGAATTGTTTTTATTGAAAAAGCAAGAAGGCAGGTCGTTTATTGTCTTGATAGGCGTGTTTTATCGTGGATCAGAAAGGACCCGAATGTTTTGTATAAGTCCGATGGGTTTCCTGCATGAGACTCCTGCCGGTTCATACCGTCGCTGACGCCGCCTGTTACCTGTACGCTCTGCTGATTGAGCGGGAACCTGACCAGAACATCAGCCACAAGGCGATGCCGACGGTCGATGAACATCTGGCCTTTGTCCGGAGCAATCCCTATGCGGACTGGTGCTTAATCGAGGTGGATGGGGACCGGACGTTTATTGGCACAAAGAGACACATTGCCGGGGCTACCTACATAACAAGGCAGCGCGAAATAGGGATATTCATCTTCAAGAAATTTCGCGGCAATGGGTATGGCAAGGGGGCCGTCAAAGAAATGGTAAATCGGCACGGGTTTGGAACAAAGGTTTTTGCAAACATCTCCCCGACCAATGACCGCAGCCGCAGGATGTTTGAAAAGCTTGGATTCCGATTGATTCAACACACCCTGGAGGGACCAGAATGAACGCAAGCCCGGACAACTCGAACCACGAAGCCCTGATCGGCCTGATTCTATGGAAGCTGCGCCATCATCTGCCGGCGCTGGTCGTCCAGATCACACCATCTGACCGCGAAGCCTTCCATCAGTCCTTGGACTACAACGAGCAGACGGTAAAACTCAACGTCGAAGACCGCCACGGCACCACGCTGATCCACCTGACCGACGAAAAGACCGGGGATCAGATCATCTGCACCGAGAACAACGAGGCCGACGCCGACCGGGCCGAAGCGGCGAAGAAGCTGCGGATGCTGAAGCAGTCGGCGCCGGAACTGGCCGCGCAACTCAAGCACGACCTAAACAACGGCAACATCAGCGAATCCCTGCTGGACGAGGTATGCGTGGCGCTGGTGACGTTGGGGAGGGCATGACAATGTTAATTGACCTTCCTCCTACCAAATTCGATTATGTAGTATGGATCGCGGCTATGATATTCATCGGATGGTGTCTTCACGATATCATTCCTAACATGATTGCGTATGGATGTGTGATGCGATGATATCGCCAATGATCGTCGCCGAGATCGGCGGAAACCATCTCGGATCGTTTCAGCGGGCGCTTGACCTGATCTTCGCGGCCAAGAAGGCCGGCGCGGACGCAGTAAAGCTCCAATGCTTCCTACCTGAACAGATGGCCGACCCTGGCGTCAAGATCGAATCCGGGCCGTGGGCTGGGCGCGACTTGCTCGCCCTGTACCGGGAAACCCATACGCCGCAGGACTGGTTCGCCGCCCTGTTCCGGGTAGCGCGGCACATGGAAATGATCCCATTCGCCAGCGTATTTCATCCGGACGATGTGGATTTCCTGCAAACCATTCAATGTCCAATATTTAAAATACCAAGTTTCGAACTGACCGACTTGAATCTGATCCGGTACGCGGCTAAGACCGGGAAGTGGCTGATTATCTCGACGGGTATGGCGACAAAGGCGGAAATCTTCGATGCCGTGGTGGCGGCCGGTGGCCGTGGGCGAGCACCAGTCCTGCCTACCCTGCTCAAATGCACCAGCGCCTACCCGTCAGAACCCAAGGATGCGAACCTGCGCGCGATGACCGCGCTCAGCTATGGGTGCCCGTTCGGCCTATCCGATCACTCCCTGACTACCGCCATCCCGGTCGCCGCGGCAGTCCTTGGCGCCACAGTGATCGAGAAACACCTAACCCTGAGCCGGGCAGATGGCGGGCCGGATGCCGCGTTCTCCTTGGAACCGCACGAATTCGGTGCTATGGTGAGAGATGTACGTGATGCCGTCGCTGCTTTGGGCGAAGTCACGTTCGGTCCGACCGCATCAGAAGCATCAAGCCTGCCCTTCCGGCGCAAATCGGGCGGGAAGCGCGGCGCATGAAGATGGTTGCCAGGGTACGCAGGCGCAAAGACGGGAGCTTTGAGGCTATGGTCCAACAAGTGAACGGTGCAATACTCTGGAAATGTGAGCATTCACATCGCTATGGCACCAGCAACCGCGTGAAACAGGACTCGGCCAGCAAGTGCGGCCATGCTCAACTGAAGGTGATGCGGAATGGTCAAGGCTAAGAAGCCGGCTAAGCGAAAGAACGCAGGAGGCAAAGGGCTATCATCTGCCGATAGGCGAAAGCTATTTGCTGAAGCGTATTTGTCAAACAATGGCAATATCACTCAAGCCGCACTGGCAGCGGGATTCAGCCCGAAATCGGCCGCTAGTCAGGGATCGAGGCTGTTAAAAAATGTGGAAGTTCGCCAAATTCTTGACAGCAAGATGGCAGAAACCTTCTCGAATCTCAAGATTACGAGGGAGCGAATCCTTCTAGAGCGTGCAAGGATGGCCTTCTTCGACCCACGCAAACTGTTTGACAAGGATGGACATCCGATACCCATTCAAGACCTTGACGACGATACGGCGGCCGCGCTCTGTGGGTTGGATATCTCGCAGCAGACAATGATCGGAGAGAACCCGATCACCACGACCACGAAGAAATACAAGCTGGCCGACAAGAATGCCAGTTTGACCAGTCTTGAGAGGCAGTTGGGCATGAATGGCCCGCAGCCGCAGGGAGACGACGAATCCAAGGAAGTCACCCGCGACCTGATCGAATCCGCCAGGGCCATCGCCTTCACCTTGGCGCGGGCTGCGAAACTGATGGGGAAATAAAGGAATGAGTAAGGTCAAGCCTGAACTTCCGGCTTGGACTCATGGATTGCCTAACCATACTCTCCTGAAAAGTGACGAGGTTGGAAAGATGTTCGGCGTTTCAGGAGGCAAGGTTGCAAGGGCCGTGCTAAACAAATCCATTCCACCTCCCACAGAAGTCCACACCATGATGTTTGGGGATAGCGCGCGCTTTTGGTCATTAGGATCTCTGAGAAAGTACATCAACTCCATCTTGTAATTACTAAAAACAAGGTGTAAAACTCTGCGGCGCATCCACAAACAAGGAGCGCCGACATGGCAAAAGGTACAGGACTACCCACTCAATCCATTCTCGTTCGACCTGATGCTGTCCAGGCTGTTGTTCTCGCCGCGGGCACCGGCCAAGCGTTTGATGTTCCGGCCGGCATGGCTGTTGTGGCCTTCTCGATGGATCAAGACTTTTGGGTAAGGTATGGATCGACCGCAGCCGCGGTGCCATCTACGTCATCTACCTCGCTGACCACGAATGCAGAACTGAACCCGACTGTGCGCAACGTGCAATCAACGGCGACAACCAGCGGGATATCGCTCATTAGCGCGGTTGCGTGCAGTGGGTCGCTTGGCTGGTACAAGGCCGGCTAAATGCTGCATGCCAGGCTCAATGGTAGAACGGTCGGATTCCGCCACAATGGACGGGCGTCTGTCCATAACGGGCGGTCTGGCCTTCACGCCTCGCAGCGCCCGCTATCGCTGCTGTTGTCGTCCTCGCAACTCTACATCGCCCCCTACACCGCCATCCCGATCCGTGGCGCGGTCACGCCATCCTTCACGCGTGCCGGCGTAAAGAACCTTCTCGACTTTGAGGGCCGCGAGTATCAGGCGCTCTCAGGGGAGTGGTGCTTCTGGCATGTGCGGAGAGTGCGGAATCTTCTTGCAGATAGCAATAACATCGGCAATGCCCCGTGGAGTGGTGGTGCTTCTACAACTAAAGACGCAATAGGAATAGATGGGGCTACAAGCGCTTGGACTTGCGTAGATGACAGCGCAGTCGATTTTGAAGCAAGGTCGACGGCCGCGACGTTGATAAGCGGTAATCAATATGTTCCTTCGTGGTACGTCGGCAAGACGACGGGGGCTGTCACTTTTCCGTTATTGCAGTTTATTCGTGGCGCGGCGGACTATGTGGGGGTCGTAGTCAATACGCATACTGGTGTTGTCACGGCAGTCCCTAGCGGCGGAGGGTATGTTGATCCTGATGTGGGGTCTTTAGTCTGTGAAGATGACCTCGGGATGTGGCGCGTTAGTTTCAAGACGGCAGCCAATGGAACGGTAGGTCGACAAGACTTTTTCCCCGCAGGATCGTCTAACGGAACGACTGTAGGACTTGCGTCACTGACTGGCTCTGCTGTTTTTACATGCGCGCAGGTAGAAGACGTCACCGGCCAATCCGTCCAGACTGCAAGCGAGTATGTCTCTGTCGGCGTCGAATCTGCCCCTGCCTACCACGGCAGCATGGTAGATGGCGTCAAGACCTTCCCCACAGACTACAGCGGCAATCCTCTGCCGACATCTGAGAGCGCAACGTATCCGATGCGCGGGCATCACATCGAACAAGCCGCCACGAATTATCTCGGAGTCACAGACGCCCCGGCCACGCAGACCACGGCATCGCTTGCAACTGGCACCTATACGCTATGGTGTGCAGGGACTGGATCATGCATCGCATCAGCCGGGACAGCTACGATCACAGGCGCAGCAGCCGCCTCTGCCGGTGCGCCGGATCAATTCGCGGTCACGGTAGCCGGAACTGTCACCGTCACCGTGACAGGATCATTGACGCGCTTTCAGTTGGAGAAAACAGATTTCGCGACGAGCTACATCCGCAACATAGGCGCTGCTGGAACATCCGTCACCCGCCCTGCTGACGTTCTTTCCCACACAGGCGCGCTATGCGGTCAGATCACGAGTTTGGCTACTAGCTTCTGGAGGCCGGTGGGAGTTGCTACGGCTGGTGCGATTGTGTCCCTGTCGAACGGTACAGCGAACGAATATTCGTCCATCGGTCTGACCTCGGCAACTGCCGTGCAATTCTCGGGAGTTGATGGCGGCGCGGCGCAGTGGGCGACTACTGCGAGCAACGCCTACACGCCGGGGACGCAGAGCAAGGTTGCGCAATCTGCCGCGACCAATAGCGTGCTGATGGACCTGGACGGCACAGCCCAAACGCCCGATACCACGGCGACGATGCCGACCTACACCACGTTGCAGCACGGCCATCTGAACGGAGCGTCGCAGATCAACGGCGCAGTAGGCCCGACATTCGGATGGATACGCTTGTTGTCGCAGTCTGAGCTTACGGCAATCGACAAGTAATTGTGAGGGGGAACCGTACCGGCCCGACGACCGGACTCCGCAGCAGCCGATCAGGCACGCAATTATAAAGGAGCAACATCATGGGTGCATACAACAGTTCCATTCTGACCAGTATCCACGGTCGCCGGCTTGGGCTTCAAGCCATGTCCTCGGGGCAGTCCGGTAGTCCGGGCAATGCCGAGTTTCTGGTGGGGCCGGATGATCAGCGCGTCGCAGTCTCGACCGAAGAAACCACGGACGTCCAGATGAAAGCATACGGCGTGTCGTATGTCGTCGGCACGTCGGCCGCATCGACGCCGGTCTTTACCCTGGCGCCGCCGATTCCGGGTGTTCGCAAGAACATCTTCTTCGGATCGACCGATTCGGCCCTGTACGTCAAGACGGCGAACGGCGAGTACATCTACGGAAGCTCGATCGGCTCCAGCGCGACGACCATCCGCAGTTCCGGCGGCGGTTTTGTCGAACTGGTCGGCGTCACGACAGCGATTTGGGCTACCGCAGGTATTTCATCGACTGCGGTCAATACCGTCGCCTTTCAAGCTACAACCTGATTCTTAACCGTCCGGAGGAGGGACACAACAATGAAGCTCGCCATAATCGGATCGGCGCCAAGCTCAATCGGGCTGGCGCCGTTCTCCGACCCTGAATATAAGATTCTCGCCTGCTCGCCGGGCGTCTATCCGCAACTGCCGCGGTGCGACGCGTTCTTTGAACTGCATCGATGGGAGCCTGGCGTAGTCGGCAAGCCCGGCACGCAAAAGCCGTGGTTCAGCCCTGAGTACGTCGCATGGATGGGAATGCAGAAGCTGGTCTGGATGTACGATGTTGTACCGCAGATTCCTGGCTCTCGGCGCCTGCCGGTTGAAGACCTGGAAGCCAAGTACGGCACGTTCTTCTTTACCTCATCGATCGCGTGGATGATGGCCTGCGCCATCGAAGACATCCTCGAAGAGCGGGCACAGCGTCGGGCTGATGGTCTGGAGCCGCTTCATGACGTGATCGGACTGTGGGGCGTAGACATGAGCGCCACAGAAGAATGGGGCTTTCAGCGGGCTGGCTGCCAGCACTTCTGCCTACTCGCCGCTGATCTGGGTATTCAGGTCATTGTCCCGCCCGAGTCCGACCTGTTGCGCCCGCAACCTCGGTACGGCATCGATGAATCCAGCCATTGGATGATCAAATGCACGGTGCGCAAAGCTGAACTGTCGGGACGGCTGGCTCAGGCGCAACAGCGCGAAGCCGCAGCAACCCGCGAAATCTGCTTTCTGCAAGGCGCTCTCGATGATCTGGACTACATGAGCAAGACATGGTGTGGCGAGCGTGAAGGCAAGGGCACAAGCTACGAGATCATGGCGCAGAGTCCGATACTGCGGCAGGCGGTGCTTGGTGCGCCGGCTGTTGATGTGATGGTGCAGGATTCGCCGCATACAGGCGACGGCGAGATTCACCGCGCCAAATCCAGCCCGATCCGCTTGATGGGGTGATATGGGCGCGCTTGATGAGATGATCACTCGGCTGTCAGGGCTTCCCCCGGAGGAAGTGGATAAACTGACGGCCGAGGCTCGCTCATCGCACAAGGGTATGAAGTGGATTCCGAATCCCGGGCCGCAGACTGATGCCTACTTGTCTGATGCGGATGTGCTGCTATATGGTGGACAGCCTGGCGGCGGAAAATCGAATCTTGGTCTCGGGCTAGCTTTCAATGAGCATAAACGCGCCTTGATCATGAGACGGCAGTACGGCGACCTTGACCGATTGGTCGAGGATGCGCTGAAGATTCACGGCAGCCGTGCTGGATTCAATGGTTCGCCTCCACCGAAGCTAAAGATCAGCGAAGACCATATCATCGACTTTGCCGCAGCACACCGAGTAGGTGACGAACAGGGGCAGATGGGCAAGGGTCGGGACTACATTTGTTTCGATGAAGCCACGCACTTCGCTGAGTCTCAAGTCCGTTTTGTGATGGGATGGTTGCGCACCGACACCCCTGGGCAGCGATGCAGGGTAGTGATGGCGACAAATCCCCCGCTCAACCCTGAGGGATTGTGGGTTATCAAGATGTTCGCGCCGTGGCTTGATCCTGTTTATCACAACCCTGCGAAGCACGGTGAATTGCGCTGGGTCGTGTCGGATGCGGACGGGAAGGATCAGTGGGTCGATGGCCCCGGTGAGTATCCGGTAATCGTGGCCGGCCGCGAAAAGATGGTCAAGGCCACATCGCGGACCTACATCCCTGCCGCGGTGAGCGATAACCCTTACTACGCCGCCACAGACTACGAGCGGCAGCTTGACGCCATGCCTGAGCCATGGCGGTCCCTGCTTATGGGTGGATTCAGGACATCATTTCAAGACGCGCCGAATCAGGTTATACCGACGCGATGGATAACTGAGGCGCAAGCCCGATGGACCGAAAAGCCTCCGGTCGGCGTGCCTCAATGCGCAATCGGGGTAGATGCCACTGGCGGCGGGCATGATCCGATGGTTCTTGCCATCAGGCACGATGGATGGTTCGACAAGCCAGTGGAGATACCCGCGAAGGACGTTCCGAATGAAAGGGCTGGTCGGATGGGTGGCGGAATCATTGTTGCGCATCGCAGGAATCAGTCTCAAGTCATCATCGATATGGGGGGCGGCTATGGGACATCGATGTATGAGCACCTGAAGGCCAACGACATTCCGGTCAAGGGCTACGTTGGATCGTCCAAGTCCGTGCGCAGAACGAAAGACGGGTTGCTCGGATTCTTCAATCATCGATCGGCAAGCATCTGGAAATTGCGTGACGCTCTTGATCCCGATCAGCAAGACGGTTCGATGATTGCCCTGCCGCCCGACGCAGAGCTTGCCGCAGACTTGGCGGCATGGACGCTGGACATGGAATACAACGGGATCAAGGTCACGTCGAAAGAGGACATCAACGACAAGCTCGGGCGATCCACGAACAAGGGCGATGCGATCGTGATGGCTTGGTCTGAAGGCCCGACTTACCTGACCGATGGTCCGTCATGGCGAGACTCGTTTCATGCGTCATCGGAAGAACAAGGAATTGGCAGGAGGAATCACATGCCCAATAAAGCGGTAATGGGGAAAAGGAGATAAATCATGTCATGGGAACAAGCAGTAGGCTCATTGGTTGCGAATCTCCTTTTTGGTGGAGATGACAAACAATCCGCGCCGGCCCCGGCGGCACCAAAGCCGGAACCCGTCACCCCCATGCCTACCCCGAACGATCAAGCCGTCAAGGACGCGAAGAAGAAATCCATCGCCGCCATGACCGCAAGGCAAGGTCGGGCAAGCACCATACTGACAGGTGATGACGGAACGGGCGGCGGGGGCGGTTCGCTGGGAGGTTGACATGGACATCAAACAACTCTACGAGTACGGCGAAAGCCTGTTCTCGAAGCGGTCGAGCCTTATGCTGCTATGGCAGGAACAGGCCGAGAACTTCTACCCGCAGCGTGCTGACTTCACGGTCAAGCGCCAACTCGGCTATGACTTCGCTGGTGATCTGATGTCAAGCTATCCGCTGCTGTGTCAGCGCGACCTTCAGGACCAGATCGGGACCATGCTGCGCCCAACCGCAAAGGAGTGGTTTAAGACTTCCCTTCAGCATGGAATGGAGCCCGACAACGAGGCCAGCCGCTGGCTTCAGTACGCGACAAAGGTCATGCGCCGGGCAATGTATTCTCCCGCCGCGCAATTCACCAAGGCCATGAAGGAAGGTGATGGAGACTATTCCTGCTTCGGGCAGACCGTGACGTCGGTTCGACTGAACCGGATGCGCAATGGCCTGCTGTATCGCTGCTATCACCTTCGCGATGTGGCTTGGATCGAGAACGCTGACGGCAAGGTCTGCGCCGTGTTCCGTAAATACAAGATGTGCGCCCGTGATCTTCAATCCCTGTTCCCAGGTAAGGTCCATCAGAAGGTCAATGACCTCGTTGCAAATAACAAGGGCATGGAAGAAATCGAGTGCATACACATGGTCTGCGAGGCCGACATGTACGACGAGAAGGGGAAATTCCCTTATTGGTCGCTGCATTACGACTGCCAGAACAAGCACTCGATAGAGTCGGTCAATACATGGAATCGTGAGTACAACATCGAGCGGTGGCAGACGGTTTCAGGCTCTCAGTACGCCTTCAGCCCTTCGACGGTCGCCGCGTTGCCTGAAGCCAGGCTGTTGCAGTCCATGACCTATACCTTGCTTGAGGCTGGCGAGAAGACCACGAACCCGCCGATGCTGGCGACCAAGGACGCAGTCCGATCCGATGTCTCGATCTTTGCCGGCGGTTTGACGTGGGTGGATCGTGACTACGATGAGCGCCTGGGCGAAGCGTTGCGCCCGATGTCGATCGACGCCAAAGGGCTGCCGTTCGGTGCCGAGATGGCGCGAGACTCGCGGGCGATGCTGATGCAATGCTTCTACCTGAACAAACTCACCCTGCCTCAACGCGGACCCGAGATGACTGCCTACGAGATTGGTCAGCGGATTCAGGAATACATCCGCGGCGCCCTCCCGCTGTTCGAGCCTATGGAACCCGAGCGCAACGGGCAAACCTGTGACCTGACCTTCGAGCTTCTGTTCAGGAATGGCGCATTCGGTTCGCCGCAAGACATGCCGAAATCGCTATCGAACAAGGAAATCGGCTTCGAGTTTCAAAGCCCGCTGCATGACGCGATCGAAGCGCAGAAGGGTCAGAAGTTCATCGAGATGTCGCAGATGATCGCTTCGGCGATTCAGTTGGATCAATCCGTTGCCGCCCTGCCTGATACGCGCGTCATTCTCCGTGACGTGCTGGACGGCATTGGCGTACCGGCCAAGTGGGTCCGACCGGATTCGGAAGTCGAAGCCATGATTGCCAAGCAGCAGGAACAGCAGCAAGCCGCGCAACTACTGGCCGGGCTTGAGCAGGGATCAGTGATCGCGAAGAACCTGTCAGGCGCGAATACGCCGATGGCGGTGGCGTGATGGCGAACGAACAGCCAGATCAAGTGAGACGCAAAGCACCAAGGGCAGAGAATCGGCTGGCCTCTGCCGCCAACGACTACGAACTGGCCGATGTCTCGGCATTGAAGGCGTTGCACGCAGGGACTGCGGACGCATACCAGCAGAAGCGCGCGCTTGACTGGATTCTCAAGTCGGCCTGCTCGCTTCCTGATTGGCCTTATGTCGTCGGCGATCCCGATCAGACCCATATCCACTTGGGCCGGCAGTTCGTCGGTCAAATGATCATGAAATTGATTCAGGCCAATCTTGCCAGCGTCCGGGGAAAAGAACCGAATGCAGACAAGTCGGAGGCTGGATGAAGATCAAGGAATGGCATACGCCGCAAGATCAAATGTGTGCGCTCGGTCGCCACTCATGGAGCGTGCCGCGGCTGTTTGAGCTTGCGCGCGATCTTCCGGTGGTGGAAGTCCCGCTTGATCATCTGAGTCTGTACTACACATACAAAGACATGACCATTCGTGACATGGTGATGCACATGCAAGCCGTCAATGCGGCGGACCTGACGAAGCCGATCATTCTTGACGAGGATGGTGAGTTGATGGATGGCAGGCACCGACTCA